CTGCATTTTTCGTCATCATAAAAAACACCGCCTTTCTGATAATTTTATTATACCATAAATATTTTCAAATAACAAATGCCCAAAACATCGTATTTAAGCCATTTGTTGAATGTTTTAATGCTTCTAAACTGTCTCTAAAATGCTATATTTAGTAACAAATTAGTAACATAGAAATATTATTTTTCTTTACCCTGTGATACCATCGGCAATCGCTTTTGCAATCTGCTTATAACCAACCTTCTTGTAAAGATCATAGTCATCTTTATCATCGACAAAACATACTTCGACTAAAATCGCTTTGTTGATCGTATGATTAAGATAATATAAACCGCCCGTTGTTTTGATTCCACGGTTTGTAAATCCAAGTTTTTTCATGTTTGCAAGGATTCTGTTACCTGCAGCCTTTTTAATACCTTCTTCCTTTGTGCACCAGATTTCTGTTCCTGCTACTTTCTTATCTCCTTTTCTGTCGTTGCGACCAGAATTGAGATGAATTGATACATCTAATGCTGCTTGTCTTTTGTTGCACTTAGTACAGATTTTTCTGAGAACGTCCGCCTGACTAGTTCCATTGCTGACTGTACAATTATATGCCTTATGTCCTTTTTTCTTTAATAACCTTACGACTTCTTTACAGATTTTTCTATCTTCTCTACTCTCGTCTAATAAGTCACTTGCTCCACAGGCAATCTTGCCACTTGGATTATGACCACCATGAATATTATATACTGCCATTATTCTTCCTCCTGATCTTTATTTACTACTTTGTCTGCTACTTCTAAACCTTTTGTTAATGCTTTGGGTACGTTATATCCTGCTTCCACAAAATTTTCCACGATAGATCGAATCTCATTGATCAGCAATGACGCCAATACAAACCATCCGAGTAATGTTGTAATCCCAAGATCTACACCAATTACTTTTCCAATCTCAATGAAAACTGCTGATGATCCGAATGCTACCATTATCATGATCCAGTATCCCAACTTTTTCATGACGCCTCTCCAGCCAATTCGTGAACTTACTTTTCCTTCCATCTTCGCACCCATCCAACCAGTAAACTGATCTGCTACGTTCAGTGCCAGATAAGCCACAAAAAGAATCCAGTGCTCGCCTAAAATGTAGCTCATTACGGCCACAATTGATCCTGTCACTGCGTTATATGTGTCAATTACATTGTTTGTCATTTTCTTCATTTCCCTCACTTTCCTTTCTTTGGTTAGAAAATTATTATTTTGTACACAAAAATAAGACCTATTTCGGTCTTGCTCTGATTTCCATATTCAACTCCTTTATGAACATCTTGGATCTTCTAATCGCTTCCTGAGAGTTTTATATATAGTTCCATCCGGTCCTGTTCTTGCATCAACAATTTCTACATCTGATGGAGATGACAAACTAAAGTTTTTGATTAATTGTTCGTATTGGTTTTCAAGATCAGTTTGTCTTTTATCGCAATCGTTTGCAATCTCATTGCTTCGTTTAACGCCGTCATGAATTGCCTGCCGTACATCCTTCCCTAGAACTGCTTTCAATATATCGTTTAAAACTTTTGTTATATCAATCATATTTTTTCCTTTCCGCAACAACACAGCTAAATTCTGATAAGACTTGGAAACATATCTTTGACGGAAAAATATCCGAAAAGTTTCAAGTTCCAAATCAGTATAAAGAGATTGTAATCCAGATAACTATTGCATCTACGGATGTCACTGACATTACACTTCCCGAGATTTATATAACTGACCTGAATACTTGGTGGAATAAAGTTACGTCATATTGGTATAACAATAACTATAATGCGTGTGTTTTGATGATGTATAATAGCGGAAACAGAAAAATCAGTATGAACGAAAAATGGTTTATTTGCAATCCTTCTGGTTATGATGTTAGTTATATCGTTTATGGACGTCAGTAAACATTTTTTTAATTCCATAGGAAATTTTCTTTGATCCATACAAGATCACAGCCAATTTTTTTGTTTTGTGGATAACTATTATTTGTCCATAACACATAACAATTCTCGTTGTTAACCTCCTGAGATATTGCTTCAACACGTATATAACCAGTATCATATACATGCAATATCGCAGAACTCAAGCGATAACCTTGTTTACGATCAACATAAAAATAGTTGTTTCCAGTACCATTCAATTCGGCATATTGAGTTACAAGTGCATTTTTTAAGTCAGAATTTAGCTGTGCTGTTGCTGTTTATTTTTCGTCTTTTTTCGAAATAAGTGCACGGAGATCTGCTTCTAAATTTAATTTTTTGCATAAAAATAAAACCTCCCTCTTGGCAGATTTTTGCTTCTATCTGTAATTTTCTTTACTTCTTATTTATGCTACATATTTCTTGTATTGATAATACAGTTGTTCTGAATTTGCATCATAATATACATTACAGGTCATATTTACATCTGTATGCCCCATTAATATTGCTACATCCTGTGCTGGCATACCTCTGTTTATGAGCCTTGTACAGAATGTTCTTCTAAATTTATGTGGATATGCTCGAATATTGCATCTTTCTCCAAGCATTCGAACAATTCTTTCTATTCCATCTTTCCGAAGTCTGGAAAATGGTTTTCTTTTTGTAACAAACAATGCATTATTTGCATCATTTCGCGTATTTAAGTACAAATCTAAATACAAAGATGCTTGATCTGAAATAAAGACAGATCTTTCTTTATCTCCCTTTCCAAGGATTGTAATTTCTTTCTTTTCAAAATTAACATCAGATATATCTATGCCGCTCAATTCTGACACCCTGCATCCCGTGCATGACAACATTTCAATCAGTGCCCTGTCTCGAATATTCCCACAAGCCAATCTCATTTGTTCCATCTCTTTTTCTGTGTATGCCATCTTCTTTTTCTTTGTTGTTTTTATCTTCTTTACTCTTCGCATTGGATTTTTGCTTATATACTCTTCATCGCATAGCCAGGTGAAAAAGGATGATAGTACGCATCTTTTATTATTCAAGCTTGTGTTCGATAAACTACGTTCTTGCTTATATTTAAATAAAAAACCTCTAATGTCTACCGAATCGATTTCGTTTATATCCTTTCCTGTGAAGTATTCTGCAAACTGTCTAAGATGTACGTCATACTGTTTGATCGTGTTACTAGATTTATTCTCGACTGCCAACGTTGCAAGAAAGATATTTTTCAATTTTTCTATACTATCGTTGTATTCTGCTAACTCTGTACTTTCTTTCGTCATTGCAATTCCTTGTAATTCTTCACATAGTATAATTTCTATGTAATCTAGATCCTCTTTCTGCATTCTACTGCCTAACTTAAGAATTATATTGCCTATTATTTTTTCTCGCATAAAAATCTCCTTCCTATGCGATTATTATATCAGCAAGCTTTCGCAGCTAAATTCTGATACAAAAAGCATAATACAGTTTTTAGGCAATATGACCACACCTAATAACTCAGAAGGTATCATTCATGCCAATTGGCCCGATAACATGGTGCCAGTAGCTATAAGAGTGAAAAAGTATGATCAATGGCGTTATAACGTATTAGGCATGGCATTGTATGGAAAAGAATTATATTTGATAGAAATCCCTTCTGCATATCAAGGATGTCCTTGTGAAGTTATATGCTATAAGTCAAATTAAAATATTTTAATTCCATAGGAAGTTTTCTTTGATCCATACAAGATCACAGCCAATTTTTTTGTTTTGTGGATAACTATTATTTGTCCATAACACATAACAATTCTCGTTGTTAACCTCCTGAGATATTGCTTCAACACGTATATAACCAGTATCATATACATGCAATATCGCAGAACTCAAGCGATAACCTTGTTTACGATCAACATAAAAATAGTTGTTTCCAGTACCATTCAATTCGGCATATTGAGTTACAAGTGCATCTTTTAAGTCAGAATTTAGCTGCGTAATTTCTGTGTGTGCATCAGCAATCCCTTGCTCCATATGATTAAAATTTTCCGCACTAAGCGGTGTGCTTCCTTTTACCCATGTTTTCTTTGTGTATGCCATTTTTATCTCCTTTCATTTAACAGCAATAAATCTGATCTTCGCTGTTACTGCAGCAATAAATCATCTGCCCTTTTACAAGCTCCGCTGTTACATATTTTGTTGTTCCATCTGCTTTTGTGACAGTTAATGTTGTACCACTAGCAGATATATTTACGATTGCTTTATTCATATCTGTCTGCTTTGCTGCATAAGATTTTATTTTGTTCCAGAGCTTTAACACACCGGTTTCGTCCAAAAAATTTGCCATTTAAACACCAACCTTTATGTAAGATTTGTATCCATCCACGTGTTTGTGATCGTTGAGATACTAAAAATTTCGCCTAGTGGATCCCATGTACTACCGTTCCATGCTACATTCATACCGGCGCCACCGTATTTACTAGCAGTTTCGATGTTATAAACATCGCCAACACGTTGTCCTGTTGTCGGCAATTTGTCTGCAGATGCGGCAGAACCGCAATACTTGTACATGTTTGTGATTTCTGATTTTGTAGCATATGTACTCTGGATAGATGAATACGTTGGATATGCATCTAGTTTCTTCTTATCTGTCGTGCTCATAAGTCCGTGTGTTGACTGAGTAGCATCTGCATAAGTTGTATTATTATCAGAGCCCCAAACAGCCGTACCATTCGCTGACCATCTTAAGATTTGCCCTGAGCTACCGCCGCTTGGTATATGCTTGTTACCAGAAGATGTCGGGTGTGAATAATTATTAGCATTTGTAGCAATTCCTGCGAGCTTTGTTTTTTCTGCTGTCGTATAATCATTTGTAGATAATCCTTTGCCATCTACTTTGTCTACTTTATTTACGATCATATTCGTTATCTTTGCTACTATCTTCTGCCAGAGATATAAGACTCCGTTTTGATCAAGATAATTATTATCTGCCATTGTTTTCTCCTTTAATTTAAGATTCCCTCTAAAACTTCATTTGTGATTGGTTCCAGGCTTAGTCCTGGAAGGTTATACATTTTCGATCGGATCTCTGAAATTCTCAAAGAAACACTATCCGCATTGTTAACTTGCTTATCTGTTAATGCTTTCAGTGTAGATCCTAGCGTAACTTTGCTATCATCTGCCTGTTTCAGATTTTTGCTTACCTTGCTAATCTGCATGTAAGAATCAATGCCATGCGGTTTTGATATTACCGGAATCTTATCTCCGATTTCAAGTTCCTTTACATCGAACCCTGCATCTTTAAGGTCTACAGCTGTAAGTTCAATAGTTATTGCTAGATTCACTACATCTTTTATATATTCTTGCGCTTGTTTTAATAATATTTCCGGACTTTCCACGTCTGAATAATTCACTGTTCCAAATATCATTCCAAATGCATCAACTGCTGCCTGATCATAAATATAATCCATATCATTATTTACACTCTTGATTGTGATCGGCTTTCCTGTTGCACTGTTTGTTGCTCCAATAGGAATAATACACGTTTTGATTCCATCTGACTTTATATATTTAGATATATCCAAAACGTTATCCCCAAACTGGATCGTTTGACCTTCCACATCTTCATATTCTTTTAAATAATCAATATAATAACCGTCTTTTTCTTTTCTAGTACGGATATAGCCACCATAAACATTTAAAAGTTTGTTTTCAATTGCCGATCTTGTATCGCTGTAGTCGCTTTCATCGTATTTTACTTCTTCTCCTGATACTGTTATTCTCCCAATTTTAAACTGTTTTTCAGTTTCCATCTGATCATTATGAGCTGATATAAACAGGCGAAACAAGGTATCCGGTGTATAGTTTCCGCTATATGGTCTCTGAATTGAATCCAACAAAAACGCCATATTACCTTCACAAGTTATCGTTTTTTCTCCATCAAAGTCCATATCCTCGCTTAATACTCTACAGCAAAAAATTTCCTTTTCATTATTTTTCTCGTCGAAACTGATTACCTTTATCCTTGTTTTAAACTCTGTAAATGAATTATAAAACGGATTATCGGGATATACAGAGAATGTAAATGATCCATTCTTATTCAATTCTGTTTCTAATTTAGGGTCATTTATCTGCAATGTCTTATCCCAAGGGTGATAGATATATCGATTATCCATCTTCACTTTATACATTACAAACTGCCTCCTTGATAATCTACAGATACTGTGCCGTTCCCATTAAAAATCAATTTATTATCCCCTTCGCTTAACATCAGATCCGGCGATCTGCTTTTCCCTTTTGGCAACGTATAAACCACTCCATTATATGTAACTTGCATTTCTGCACTACATTCAAAAATTGGAATAACTCTCATTACTCTCCCAGGAATAATCAGCTCAAGCGTTCCATCTACTTGCAAATTTCCATATTCTCTTACAATTCCTGTTTCAAAATTAAAAGTATCCCATTCCCAGTCTTCAACAGACGACTGTAATTCGTATTTATACGGATCACGATTCACAGATATCTCAACACTGCTATATTGCTTATTCAACTTTTCAGTGCTTACTGAAATTCTTCCTTCGTAGTAAAAAGAGTCATTCCCTAATATCACTTTCATTCGTCTTCCGTGCAACTTATTTTGTAACTCGCTTGCACGTGCAATCCATAAATCATAGTTTCCGTCTTTAAAATCAAATGTGATTTTCATTGTTGTGTTTTTATAAGTCGGAAATCCTGTCAGGGCATCCGTAAGATCTAAATCTCCGTTACGCCCCAGGATTTCTTTAAACTTCTCGTCTACTCCTGCAGATCCTGGATCAATCGACAATGCCTGTAGCCCAAAATCCTCATACATGCTATACTCGCCTATTTTTACATCAAACATCTATCAATTCCTTCTTTCTGCCCTTGTCTGCGCATTTCCAAGATTCTTATCTACATAAGGTGTTATCTGTTTACCGACTGTTTTACCGTCAAGATCTACTGTTGTATGAATTTCTGCATTTACCTCTACAGGCTTATTATCCTGCACGATCACAACAGGTTTATAGCCCCCTGGTCCATTATAGTTTGGTGTATCCGGCTTTGGATATTCTACAGATTCAACCTTTTTACGCATTGCTGCTAAAGATGTATCGATTGCTCTTTCCATCTGTGCTGTTGCTTGTGGCATATATTTTCCAAATGCTGCACTCAAACCAAGTGGAAGATATTTTCCAACCTGATCCCTTACAACTCTTGAAGGGGACTTAATCTTTAACTTCTTTTTCATGCTTTTGACCAAGCTATTACACATAGAATTTACAGCTTTGGTCATTCCTTTTGTCTGGGATTGCATTCCTGAAATGAACCCTTTCATCGTATTCTGACCAATCTGATTTATTTTTTTACTCAGATCGTTTAATCTTCCTGTCAATTCAGTCTCATAAGTGTTCTCCAAATCATTAAGATCACTTTGAAAGAAATCATTTCCAAAAGATTCTGATCCGTTGTAAATCTCATTCCATTTATTTATGTAGTCTTTGTATTTATCTGGATCAAGTGACTGCAAATATTCCATATAATCATTTGCACTTGCGACATCCATTCCAAGAATCTGCTGCATAAGAGTGTCTGGGATTTTACCTTTTAATGCTTTGATACGATTCTGATAATTTTTGATCGCTTCTAAATCTCCATCCAGATCATATAATGATCCGGTACTTCTCAGTTTTGAGATCATGTCACTTCTTTGCTGGATCAATGAGTTATATTTTTCCTGATAAGCCGCAGATAACTCTTCTATCTCTTTTTCTGCTTGCGAAATGATCTGCTGCCCTTGCTGTTTAACTGCATTACTATAAGCTGTGATCATAGATTTTCCAAGCTGTGAATACGTATCTGCCACTGCTTTTTTCTTATCTTTAACTTGTTTTAACTGCTTTTCTAAAGATTTTGTGCTTTTTTTCTCTTTTTTAGCTTTCTTGATCTTTTTGTTTAGATCTTTTATTTTTTTATCATATTGATCCGTGTCCTTATTCTTTCCAGATTTGATCTCCTTGTTGATCAGATTCTTTCCAGCTGTTGTCGCTTTTGAAACTTGAGTATCTATTGCAGACGACAAACCGTCTGTAAATGTCTTTCCTATGTCTTCAAAGTTTCCTTTTTTGCTTGCGTTCTTTGCAGATGATACCGCTGTGTTACACAAGCTTTCCATCGTCTTTTTAAGATTCTTTTGCTCTGTATCAATTCCGGCTATAATACCAGTTACAATATGTTTTCCAACTTCTTTTTTGAATACTCTAGAAGGCGATTTGATTCCTAATGCTTTCTTAGCTGCACTTAAAGCACTACTTGCAAGTCCCTGCATTTTGCTTACCAGAGACCCGGCCATCGCGCCAATACCACCAATAATACCTTTTACGATGTTTGATCCAACACTTCCCCAGCTAATTCCTCTAAATGCAGTAACAGCACGCATTCCTAAGCTTTTTGCTGTACTTCCCATCTTTCCAGCTAAGCTTAATAATCCGGATGCTATCTTCCTTACTACTTTTGCACCTACATCTAGCCAATTTATTTTTGTAATGTTCTGCATTATCACTCTGGCAAGAATTTGAGCATTTAACGCTGCCTTGCTAACAAACATAGAAATTCCAGAAGCAATCTTGGATACTATGTTTCCTCCTGCACTAAGCCAATTGGTCGTTGTGATTTTCTTCCATAAGCTTTGCGTTAAATCACTAAATGCTTTTACTGCATTACCTTTTGCACTCACAATTCCATTTTTAAGATTTGCGATCATTGCCTTGCCAGCACTAAATAAATTTATATGAGTAAAAACATTTATAATCGCCAGAACGATCTGCGGTAAAGCAGCAATCAACTGCGGAATTGCCTGAACAATTCCAATAACAAGATTTGCAATGATTTTTACACCTGCAGCAATCAATTGCAGCAATCCTGTGTCTATTGCAGCACAGAATGAATTGATGATCTGTGGCACATACTCAATCAATAAAGGGATCGAATTAATCAGACCTTGTGCTAATGATGTAATCATCTGGATTCCAACAGTGATCAACTGTGGCAATGCAGAAATTAAGCCAAGGGCAAATTGAGCTAAGGCTTCAATTGCTTTAGGTATAAGTTCTGGTGCTGCTTGTGATATTGCGTTTCCTATCTGCGTTATGATCTGCACTCCATAACTGATCATCTGTGGCAATGCCTGCATGATTCCAGACCCAAGTGCAAGTATTGCCGTTCCTGCTGCAGTAATAAGTTGAGGTGATGCAGAGCTTATTGAACCTGCCAACGACATAATAACCTGACCACCTACAGATAAGAAATCAGGTATCCCTTCTGTTATACCTAAGAGAATACTGGTGATCATTTCGGCTCCAACCTGAACACCTTGTTGCATCTCGCTTTTCATATCATCCCATAATGTACTAAAAAGTTCCGGGATTGTAGCTGCCAAACGTGGAATGATCTCTCCAAGATTCTTTCCGATGTTCTCCATCATTACTGCTATGGAATCTGCAAGTTCTTCCGCTGATCCTGAACCATTTAAGAAATTATCATATGCAGCCTTTGCACTGTTCATTGATCCCTCGATTGTTGTTGCTGCTTCCTTAGATGTCGTTCCTGTAATACCTAACTCTTTTTGAATGATATGGATCGCATTATATACATCTGCAAGATTGTTGATATCATACTTAACACCTGATATCTTGGATGCATCCGCAAGCAATCTTTCCATTTCTGTCTTGGTTCCGCCATATCCAAGTTTTAAGTTATCCAACATTGTATAGTTCTGCTTCGCAAATCCCTGATAAGCGTTTTGGATATCCACCATATTGGTTCCCATCTTATTCGCATTATCAGACATATCAATCATAGCCATATCAGCTACTTTTGCCGCTTTATCAGTATTCTTGGCGCAGCTCTGTAATAACGATGCAGAGAAACTTGTTACATTCTGCATATACTCATTTGCGGACATTCCAGCAGTCTTATAAGCTTTGTTTGCATTAGCTATGACTGTTTTAGAACTTTTCTTAAATAAAGTTTCAACACCACCAACATTCTGTTCTAGTTTTGATACAGAATCTAATGATTGTTTTGTCATAGCACCCAAGGCAGCACCCACACCAGCAACTGCTCCTGCTGTTATAGCAAGACCTTTCTTCGCAGCACTGCTTATCTTGGACACTCCGGCATTAAATCCGGATTCGTCAATTTTTGTATCAAATTTTAAAGAGCCATCGTAACCCATGTATATTCTCCTTTCGAATATGCACGGCTCAATGGCTCACTTATGCACTAATTTTTAATTTTTATTTCTACCTCGTTCCCACATTTCTTACACTTCAAGAACACATTATTGCTTTGAGCTGTGTTGTCATAGATCAGTAAGTGTGCACCGCAATGTGGGCATGAGTACCATTTTCTTTCAAATGGGATCTCTTTTATCTTCATAATCATTAAAACATCATATTTCCAAAAGCATCTCCGATCTCCTCACTTGTGACCTCATAGTCAATGATCGCTATCTGCTTTTGAATCTTCCTGATCCTTTCTCTTTCTTCTTTATCTTTTATCTGGTTAAGATCAATACTTCTATAACCCATTCTTTTCTTTAGCTCACAATCTTCATTCATGCCATCAATCAGCATCTGGAACTTCCACCAGTGCATATGTGGTATTTCTGTCAGATCGATACCATAACACTCCAAAAATCCGGATATGATATATGGTGCATCCTGATTGTATGAGATCACTTGGTTATGTTTCATATCTTCTTCGTTGTTATCTTCTTCCTCTGATACTTTCGTTTCCTTGTAATTTATTACAAAATCCGTCAGTGCTTGTAAACATTCCTCAAAATCAGAACCGGGATCATCAAGGAACCAACATGCAAGCAACTGCTTCTTCTCTGCTTCCTCAATATCTTCATCCTTTAGCAGATCCATGAGTTTTATATACTCACGAAAATCTGTTACAATTCTGACCTTCTTTCCATTTGCAATCACATAATCAGGAAACGGCTCGTATAAAGGATTCATCGGTTTTTACCACCGTTATATGTGTTAAAATTCTTTTTTCTTTTCTTCCTTCTCTGCTCCCTGTTTGGCATATATTTACCGCTTAACTGTAATCTTCTTTCATTTGCTTTTTTAACTGCTACCTGCATAAATCCAAGGAATGAATCCCAAACTTCATCACAGTTTCTCATATTTTTCTTTCCACTAAAGATTTTTTCTCCTGTACCTTCTCCGAAAATACGATCAAATGCATTGTAATAAATCTCGCAGTATCTCTTGATAAATTCTGGCATTTTTCCTGTCTTATCAATGTTTCTTCCATCTTCATCCATCTGTTCAAATGCTTTCATCGTTTTTTCAAACACGTCTGCATCTTCAAGATCTAACTCTAATTCAAGACCATTGATCTTCCAAATTCTTTCGTTCTTATCATTCTGGCTCATGGCTCAATCTCCTTTTTGTCTTCATCTTCTACTTCTGCTGCCTGTTCAACGACAGCTACATTAGGGTGTAGCTGTCTCGCTGAATGTACAAGTCTTTCCGTCTGCAGATACTTTCGCATATCCCTTTACGATATCATCCTTCACAGAAAAGCTTCCTGAATACTGTAATGCATCCGTTCCATCTCCAGAACTGTCTGGAAGAATGGAATATGTTCTCTTTCGTGCTACAAACTCATCATCTTTCGTTGTTTCTCCCTTATCGAACAAATCAACCACAACGATATCTCTCATTTCTCCGGTCAGTTCATCATCCTGAACTTTTGCAAGATCCGCAAGAACTGGATCATTTTTATGATGATCGAATCCATATTCTAAAGTTGTTCCGTATCCTGTTACGTCAGAATCCTGACTATCTTTGTCAACATAATGTCGTTCATATGTGATCGGGTTCTTTCCGTCTGTCAGTGTTGTAAAATGTTCCATTCTGTTATATGTGCTTACTTCTCCATCACTCACTGGAACACCATAGAACGCAACCCTCTGGCTACGTCTTACTAATTTAGCCTTTTCCATTTGTCTTATACCTCCTGTATATAAAGAAGGCGGCATTCTATACGATACTGGGCATGTTCACCCTCTGCATCATACAGATAGCCGCTGTTTAGTGTTTGTAATTCATATGGATGCTGTTTCTCATTTTTTAGTTCCGGCATCTCTCCTTTATCCGTCTGCTGCTCCATCCATTCCTCAAACGCCTGATAGAATCCACTGTTTTCAATATTGATCCTTGCATCTTCGTCATACTGCTCCTTGCTGGTAAAAGCAAATTGAAACTGTTTCTTTTTGCCACCATCAACGTATTTTTGCAACACAGGATCACATGGAAGTGGATCAACAGAATAACTCATATCTTCTGACAAGTGATCCACGTTTACTCTGTAGTTATCCAGAAACGGACAGGTTAATATGAACGATCGGATGGAATCAATGATATTAGCTTCCTGCATATTTTTGTGCTCCTTTCAGAATACTGTCTCTATGCCTGTTTTTCATACGTTCGAACCAACGTGACTTTTCTTTATGCTCGTAATACTGCCTGCGTGCATATGGCGTGATCTGGTTGATCTCTCCTGATCCGATCACTGTTCCCAGTGTCGCAGACTTGATCAAAGCACCTGACAGCCTCGGTGTCTCCGGATTCATCCTTCTGATACATTCTGAATCGACAAACTCCTGGGCTTCTCCAAAGCTTGCACTCTTTTGTCCAGAAAATCCATGATTCCATTCCATCTTAGCTGTCACGGATCCGTTTGCTGTTTTTGCTGTGTAAATACTGCCTCTTGGTGTTTTGATCACAATATTTCTTTTTTGTGCCATTTACACACCACCTACCTTTATGTGTGGATTTGCACCAAATGTGTTGTAATTTGCAGATGTGACTTTACAGCATTCTGTTCCTTTCAGGTCCTTAGCTGTTGTCATATCAATATCGCATATTCCTTTTACAAGATAATCATCTTTTTTTATGCTGATCGTTGTATCAGGTATTCTGATCACAAACGTATCTGCTCTTTTCAGTCCTTCGGATGTGATTGCAGACGATTCTGATTCATGCCACCATGCATCCTTGACATATGTTCTTTTCCAGATATCTAATCGCTTTTCACTGTCATATTGACGGCTATAGACTGTTACAGCACTGTTTGTTACCATTGCAAAACCTCACTTCTCTCGACAGCCATCCTGTTGGCAATAAATACATTTTTACTGCTTCATATGCTTTTTTCTGCATCAATTCCTCTAATGTCTGACCATCTGTCTGTTCATTCACATAGGTAACACTATAACCATCGGTTGATTCAGATTTAATCTGCATACCATTAGATTCCTGTTTCTTTCTGTAAGATGCATATACCTCTGCACCTGCACATACAGCATCTTTTATCATATCAAGATCTGATGCAAAGATATCTCCACGGATGTAGGTCAGATTACGAATATACGCTTCTGACCATCGTTCCGCTTTGATAAATTCTTCTTCTGGAAGTGATCCTGCATACTCTTCTTTGTAATATTGATAAGTTACATACATAGATCACACCTTCTTTCCTTTATTCTCCTACTTTCAGAATTGAGAATGGACATCTCTTTGTTTTATCAGTTTTCAGAGCATTGATCGGATTTGGAATTTCCCATCCAAGTCTCATGACTGCACGAAGTGCAACCATGTCATTCTGCATTAAGTTATATGCAATTGTTCCATCTGTGTTCTGTACAACACCTTCTGTGAAGAGTTTGAACGTGATATCCTGACGAATTGAATAAACCAACTGACTAAAATCTCCAGAGATCATTAATGCCTTCGATTTATCAAAAGCTCCATTGTTCGGGAAATTCATCGGAGATCCATCTAAACTATAAGATGTTGCTCCCTGCATATCTGATTTAAAAATCGGATTTCCATCCGCATCTTTTAACCCTCTTAATTTTGCTCTCATAGAGATATCCGCCATATGACCGTTTACAAAATATCCACTGTCTTCAACTTTGGCGATCACACCTTCTTCTGCCATGATCTTATCATACAGATTGTCGCTTGCTCCAAGTGTTACAACAGATTGCGCTTTTGTTGCTGTTGTAACTACTCCATCTCTCCATGTCGATGGCTTGTCCACATCGAACAAGATTGCACCATCAATTACTTTACCAAAAGCTTCTGTAACTCTTGGCTTAACTTCTGCCCAGATATCATACTCTGCATCATCTAATACAGCTTCTGGAATAGGCACGATCACCGCAATTTCTTCTGCTGTAATAAATTTCTTATCCCATGCCTGTTTAGTAGTTTTCTTCTGCCCAGTGTCACCATTTACAAAATAAGCAATTGGTAACATATCCAGTACTGGCATTTTGTACTGTCTACTTGTCATATTAGCTAATTTGCGCCCTCTTGAAAGCACTGCTGACTGTGTGATCGTTCCCTGAATAATCTCATTTGCTTCCTGCGTTGGAATCAAAGACTCTGCTCCACTGCGATCGATCACATTTGCATCTATATCGAATAATCTTAAGTTCATTCGTTCCTTAAACATTTCATACCTCCATTATCTTCTTGCTGCAGATCGAATTGCATCATTGATCGTAGCATTTACATTTTCCACGGATCCGTTCGATGCATTCCCTGTTGATGTTGAAACTCGATACCCTGATCCTGATGTGAATCTTGGATTCTCTTTCAAGTACTTATCTGCTGCCTTTTCAAAACTTGTTTTTTCATCTGTCATTTTAGAAACTTTGTATAACACATAGTCAAGATCATCTGTTTTTACTCCTTTTGAAGCTAAAAGCTTCTCATTTTTCATCTGCTGCACTTCGTTCCTTGCATCTGCAAGATCCTGCTGCATTTGAGTTACGTTTGGCTGATTCTTTTTCTGCTGCGCTTTATAATCAGCAATTGCCTGTGTAACCTGATCCTCTGACATACCTTGCTGCTGAAAATATGATTTTAAAGCCGATCTTTCTGCACGCTCCGCTCTCGCTTGTGCAATCTCTTCTGCCTGTGCATAACTAAATGCTGCCTGATTCCCTGTTTCTCCGGCGTTTCCCTGGTTACCGTTACCATTCCCGGCATTATTTCCGCCCTGTCCATTAGAGCCAACTCCTGTGCCGTCCTCAAAGAGCTGTAAATACATTCTTTTTCTCATGTTTTCCCTCCATATATGAGTGTTATTACCAATGCTTTTTATGTCTTCATGTTTTGGACATAATAAAAACACCCTTTCGGATGCTTAAATAAATTGTATGCAGTTGTATTTTTGATTGATATCAGAAAGTCCCAAGAACCACGAATCTACTAATAATTTTCCTTTGTCAGATAATTCTTGCCATTTGATCATAGTAAGACCACTATCTGCTTCTGATTCAATCTTATCATCTGTTAGATCGTTCAGTGAATTAATCAAATTGCATGTCAATGCTGATATCGCTGTACACGCCCGATCAATTCCATCATTCTCTCTTCTACAAGCATGACCTTTCATTTCTATTCCATTCTGTCTTATGCTTATAATTATCACAACATCACTTCCTTTTCTGTCCGGTCGTTCCCTGCCGGTGGGAGATTCCTTGGATCACCTCCTAATGAATAATGTAATAGGTTACTGTGCTTACAATCATTGTCCTTTCTCCTTTCTTAAAAATGGGTATAAAAATACCACTAGCCATAAAAATAACTAGCGGTATTAATACCAAGCGACAAGATCTTCTTCTTGAAATTTATTATTTGTCAAATATTCTTCGATTCTTCTAAATGCATGGGCCGGATAATTACTTCCGTATTCAGGCAAAAGCTTTTCAATGCTTCGTTCTCTTGATATTCTATCTACAGCAATGATTCCATATTCCTTTGAACTTTCCGGATAGTACTTATATTTTACTGATATTTCTGTGATTTCCAACAACTCAAGTCTCAACATTTCTTCCACCTCCTATAAATTATATTCTTTCAAAAATTTATTTAACGCCTTTTGATAATTATACTTTCTTTCTGTAATTTTATGGGCTTCATCGTATTTCAAATGTAATTTTTTCATTAATTCGTACTCTAAACGTTCATGCTTTAACATTATCAAATCGTGCTTCTGAATATTTTTTCCCTCTCTCAATCTTCTAAATGATTCAGCCATATAATAATCTGGATCAAATCTTCTTTTTCCACCACTTAATTCATATTCATTTATAAAAACATGATCATATATCTTATTTATGCTCTTTTTAGAGATTCCGGTATTATTTGCAATGTGATCAATGATATTACTCTTCCGACTATTACGCATTGATTCATAATATCGGTTAGCGTGTGCGTCCCTTCTGGTATATAATGGGTCATTTTTATCTGTAAGTGCCCCATTTATCGCTCCTGATTTTATTATATCATTCCCTGTGCTCTTTGCAATAAATTTTCTAAGATCAGGCGCTACTCTTCCTTTCATATCTAGATAAATACGCTCTCGTTCTTGTCTAAGTCCCATTTTTTTCGAAAATCTCGCATATTCATTTAATTGTCCCTGATATTTCATCTTATGTGCCAGAATCTCATCTTGATCTGCTTTCCCTTTTTGAAGTGCTCTTACCTTCTCGCGTTGAGCTCTCATAGCTGTCTCCATTTGTCTTTGCCGCTGTTTTGCTTCATAAACCGTGTATTCTTTTCCTTGAAATTCTTTCGGTTTGTTTTCTTCCTGATTCTTCTCTTCCAACCACTGATCGGTCCAGTTGCGTTCTGATATTCCTGGGAAAAACGGATAATACTCATGGTAGCAATTCGCACCTAGCAGCCCTGTAACTGTTCCAAGTCCACAAACTGATACAAGTTGTTCTTTTGTCCAGACCTTCCCCTGCCATACTGCATGTGTAGGACGTGCTCCTGCGTGCCATGCGACCTCAAAATATTCTGTTCCTAGCTTCTTTGCATTATAATCTGTGATCTTTCCTGTAATCTGACTCAGCCCTGTCATAACTGCACGTCTTGCTGCAACATCTACTCTATTATGCCAACCTGATACATAGTCTATTGTTCTTAATCCACTGTTGGTCAATTGTGTTACAGTTCTTCTCAAAACACTGTTATAATCGAACGCTCCAGAAACAATATCGAAACATGCACGATCAAGATGTTCTGTATATACCTGTGATAACGGAGTCATAGTCTTTTTTCCATTGATATCTAAATAAAATCCAAGCGACCTAGTTATATTTTCAAGATCTTCCAACGACTGTTGCGCTATCCCATTAATCGCTTGATTTAGATGCTTATTTTTTTCAAATGGTATGTACTCTGCATTTACCTGTTCATACAGATCTTTGTTTCGAACATATTCCCAGTTGATCACTTTGTCATATAGTTCAAACATTTCCGGATAGCTTTTATTCAATGTTGTTTTCAACATCTTCTCAATGTCTTCTGATGAATATCCTATGATCTTCAATCTATTGATCTGCCAATCTGCGGTACTTGTAACCTCTCCAGTTTTTACAATTCTCCTGACAATATCCTGAATAATCCTTTCCTCGAGTTCAACATAATGGGCTGCAATCTTATTTGCCATCCGATTTTTATATTCATTTTTCATTTTACTCCATCACCTGATTTTGCTCTGGAAGATTGTTTTTTGCCTGATCGATTGTTTCACCATACCATTTTGCTCTATATTCCTCTGGCCGCATGATTCCAGCACTCACATCCTGCATATCTTGTTTGCGCTCAGTTTCCTTATCTTCAATAATCGAATCATCAAAATCAATCGTAATATCAGAATCCGGATTCAACTGTTCTCCAATTACAATACCCAACCGGATAATAATCCTGATCAGTTCTTTCAATGCATCTTCCAAGATAATCTCATGTTTTTTAATCATTCGATACATATCGGAGTTTTCAGATATGATCTCAGTTGCTGTTTTTACTCCAGATGAATCAAACTTATATCTTTTAGGTCCAAACCCACATTTTAACGACAAATAATTCAGATCATCGTTAATAGCTTTGCTGTGTTCCTCTGTCCTAAGATTCATATCAACGTCCTTGATCAATCCTTCTTGACTCTTATCATAATCTTCCGGCAAGCTGTAAAATATTCCATCATCCGGATCAAAAGCCGGTGTTCCGTCAATGTTATATAACAATTCTGGAGCAACAAATATTCTTTTTCTACCAAGTAAAAACTCGTTATAATAAGAATCATATTCTGTATCTAATTTTTTCAATACGTCAATTGCATTTGCAAATATAGCAATTCCCATCGGATTGTTCGCATCTGCATTATTTGTTATGTTTAGGCGATCAATTACAAATTGCGGTTCTAAACTTCCTGTGTTTGTTCTTTTGGCAAGATTCTTAAACGGTTTTAATTGTCTCCATTCTTCTTCCTTTAGTTCTGTACCTTCCTGGCTTCCACTCATACTCTTTAAAACCGTATTTTCTATCACATATTCATCATTCCGAATCAAATGTGACTGTATCTGGATGTATTTTTTTCGATTGACCGTATGTGGAAAAGTAAAAATACACTCCTGAACCTTTCCGTTATCCCAACTTACTGGAAATATATTGGGGCCATCAACATAATTGATTTTTATAATTCCTGATCGAATGACTCCATCTTCTGTCACATCTGCCGAATCAAGATAAGGGATATACGCCACTGTACCAGTATATGCTTTACGTTCCTGGTAATCGTTGCCTTGAACCATAAATTGATTATTCTTTAAAATTTTGTGTACATAATTATTTGTATATTCGTCATCTAAAGTAATCGTTACCCTTTCATTCAGTAACAGATCTGCAATGTCTTCTGAAAGCTTTTTTGCCATACCCATACTTTTGCGTTCACATCTTTTGTATGTTCCGCGTCCTGTATAAATCTTATAAAAAGAAAAGTTTCGGACATTACCTTTATACCAGCTAACCCATTCTTGAATCTTCCGATAAAACGATGCATCGATCGTATCAATTCCTTTTCTTTTGAAATAATTAAATATATTCAATCTTCTGTTTCTCCTCTCCTGGATCTCTTGGAAGCCAGTATTTTATTTTATCCCATGCTCCCATAACAGCATAACGGATTGCATCCATGCAATGATCTGAAAGTTTTACTGGAACTTCTTTTCCTTTTTCGATTGATTTTTTATCATATTCATAAGTGCCAAATTCCTCATCTGCATATTTCTGATCTGGTGAAATACTTAACACATCAAAGATTAACGATTTCTGCACTCTGCTGATTCCAAGTGCAACATCATTTTCCGCATCTCTCATCAATACCGAATACTGTAAATTCCTAGTTGCTCTTCGAATTTCTTCTGCTAAACCTTTTGCAGATGGGTCCAAAAAAATATAGAATACTCTGTTTTCATATTCTTCATGTAGTTCATCAAGAAGCTCAACAAGATCTCTTGCATATTCGGATGGACTCTTTTGATATCCACTATCTCTACCACTATGATAGTATTCTGCCAGACCAGGAAACTTCCTTTGGTATGTATCTAATCCAAATGCCTGAAATGTCGTTGCGTTTTGCTGCCCATAGTCTCCACCAATATAAATGCGATCATATTTCCTGTCTTTATCTGGTCGCGATCGATGGCGGTTTCCATACATATAATAAATAAGTTCATCTACACCAACAGATTCTCCTAACCATACCCATCGGTACATTTTAGGATCAGACTCTTCCATTTCCTTTGCGCTGTCTATCAGATCTTGTCCTAGCCATTCTGTCGGAACGTCTCTGTAATCCGTATGGATATGGATACAATCTTTTCTCTTCTCCATCTTTTTGCACCATTTATTTATCGCTGCATTTGGATTTTTGGGAGGGTTATAAAGATAGATCATTTGGAATCCACCAGTGTTTCCACGAACAAAAGTAGCTTCGATATTGCTAAGTTCATCTTCTCCTTCTCCATCGTCAAAGAACTCTGTTAACTCATCAAGAATAACTAACTTGATTGGCTGATCTTCGTCAATAATACCTTTTGTATCATCAATTCCGTCAGAACCTGCAAAGTAAATTGTTGTTCCATGCTTTTTGTATGTTATTTCCATTGGAGATTTCGTGATCGCAAACTTCTTTTTTGAAATCTGTAATCGATTAATGCCTCGAAGCATTTCCTTGTATACTGTCTTACGCAATTTATTATGATGCTTTCGGAGCACTACAACTGATCCATGTTTATCTGATACAATTTGATAATCTGCTTTAATTGCTGCATAACTTGATTTTGTACCAGCACGACCAGATGTAAGAATGATATGTTTAATTGTCTTGTTGTTGAATATCGGAAGGTATTTCGGTATCACTATATCCGATATCTTTAGGCGCGTCGTTGACAATTACAACACCATCCTCTCCATCATCATTGTCATTATTTCTGATCTGTTCTGTCTTAGCTCTGATCTGCTCAATCTTAGCTTTCTGTTCAGCTGTAGCAATGTCCATATGGTCTGCAAGCCATTGCAAAGCTTTCATCTTATCAACCAGCTTAATACTTGCTCCGTCTTTTCCTTGCTTCACTTCCGTGATCAGCGTTCCATCAACATCTTCAGATTGTTTGAATTTCACAGTATTGACTTCTTTTTCGAGAACTTCTTTTTCTCCAGTTTCTTTGTTTTCTACCATTACTGGACCAAAAGCGCCCATAACTTGAATATTTTCTCGCCCAAACGATACATAATCTGTTACATCCGCAAATGCAATGTCCATAAACTTTTGAAAGATATCTTCCTGCTTTAGCATCTCTCTATTCATGTGATTCTGCTTTAGCTGTTCAATCTCTTTTCTGATCACTGGATTCTTCATAAGCCTGCTTCCTAATACGGCAGCAGATGCATAAGTACATCCTGGATAAGCTTTCATGTAAGCTTTCGTATAATTAAACATCCTAGACTGATACAAACAAAAAAGCTGTTGCTGATCAGTAAGTTCATCGTTAATCACAACCTGACTTACATCCTCTGCAACGGCTTCTTTTTTGTGTGCACCCTTTTTATTTTGTGTGCACCCCTTTTGGATGCATCCTATCTTTTTGTTCCTCGACCATGCGTATCGTTTCTTCCACGATTTCACAGTGTTCATCGAGACTCCATACTTGGCAGCAATGTCTTTATACTTCATTCCGGCTACGTAATCAGACTCTGCCAATATGTAGTTTTTTTCTTCATTCAAACATTACCACCCTCCTTCTTTTTAATAGTTGATACTATCATAATACCACACTAAAACGTATGTGAGTCCCTCTTTTTTTTAATTCTAAAACGAAAAGAGTACCCAATGCTATTAATATTGGCCTCGGGTACTTTATTTCACTAGTTTATTTTTAGATTATTTTTCACAAGTTCTTCTGTTGCACAATTGAAATCGTTTTGAAATGTTTTAAAAATCTCATCATCATATTTTTTATGTAAAGATTCTAACTGTTCTAATTCTGTATCAATAGATTCATTTGCTTGAATTTTTTTATGCAAATTATTTATCTCTTTTTCTAACCAACCTGTTCTTTCAGTAATCTTCAAACATAAATCGTCATATTTTTTATTTCCACAATAATAACAATCTTCTTCCTTTACACTCATTGTTAGCATAAGTTCGTTATTAGTTCTTACAGCTTTTCCTCTTGCTAAATTATACTCTTTGTAGCATTCTTCTGTTTGCTGCTCTAGATATTCCTTTGCTCTGATCAACTCGTCTATAACATCATTGGTATAACTGCTCGAAAGCTTTATTATTTTATCACAGTGATCCATTTTTTCCTGACGTTGCTGTATCCTCTTATTCTCGATAAATGTTTGCTCTAAATCTTTTTTATTGCTTTCTAAAGTTTTAAACAAAACAAATAGTGTGATCATGCCGCTTACAATTGATCCTAGATATGATCCCCAGAATCCTATCCAACTATCTCCTCCAACAAAATTTTTAAAAACTGGACTTGAAATCATACACCCAAGAACAAATGGTATAACTCCCATAACAATTATAACTAACAAAACAATGCTTCCTTTTTTCAGTTTGTCCATAGACCCTCCTTATATTTTTTATTTATTATATCACAAAGTTCCCATATATTCTAGTAGTTATAGAACAAAAGAACATCGTATCTCTACGATGCTCAAAAAAAATTTGTACGGGCGATTGATTGGACTCTATCTAATTTCCTCAAGTATAACTATAACACACTTTTTTGTTTAATTTGTTTAATCTTTTAGATTTTCACTGATTATCTGAGAAATTCTGCCTTTGGAATAGCCTAGCTGATCCCCGACTTCCTGTTGTGTATTGCCATTCAAATAAATAAGTTCAAAAATCTGTCTTGTATTGCTATCAGGAATCTGACTGATAAACTCTTCAATCTCTGTCAGAAGTTTGTCCACCTGTTCTCGTCTCCGCTCATTAATCCTCATTTGTCGATCGATCATATCTGCCTGCTTGGGCTCTGACATCACAACACTCATATGTGTTTCAATATATGGGAACGCGCTCATGGATCCTTTTACTGTTCCAGCGACCGTCGGAATCCTCTCTGCTCTCTCATTCAGTTTCTCCATTTTGTCTTCCAGCATCTTCTGCTCCCTCTTCAGAGATTGATACTGTCTTAGTTTTTTCTTATCCATGTCTTGCCTCCTGTCACCTATGTTGCATCAGCATCCTAAACGTCTCCCCAGTGTTTCACGCAATGTCTATGTACAAAACAATCTGTCCTTCTCTTTGTTCTGGACCACTCTGTCTCATCGTCCTCCGGATCCATCGCCTCGCCACAGACTACACAGCGAGGACGATCCCCGCCATGTTTCTCTCTGGTCTTCTTGTATGCATTCATTGCTGTCCTATTATTTTTGATCATTGTCTTTCGTCCCCCCCCCTGCGTCATAGATCTCACATGAGATCACTTTATTGCCAACTCCATTATCCACAACTTCGAAATCGACATCATATCCGGCCTCAGCTAGATGGTCGATGATCCCAAAGTCATTGCCATTATCCTGCGAATGAATATAGACCTTCGCAAGTTTCTGTCTGATCTTTGCCATAATTAATTCACTCCTTAACTTTCCTTAACGATTTTCTCGGATCGTAAGCTCAATGCCAGTCTCATCTCTGATTGCCTCCAGGATGTCTGCCCATGTAACTAATCCGTCATTCATACATTCTGTTTTTAAGTTAAATCTGGCTTTGAACTGATCCAGCCGTTTCTTGCCAAAACCAAACTCATCTCTTAGCACCATGATGCTCATAGCAAGAACGGTATCCAGGATCTGCTCTTTGATCTTCTGTGCCGCTTTATCCATTTCTCTATGATTGACAGGAACCTTGATCCCTGTAACTCTCCGGCGTTTCATTTCTCTCTCTAAGGCTTCTGCTCCGCCTTCTCTCACAATGCGTAAAGCAAGTTCCAATCCTTCGGTCCTGCCTTCCATCTTTGCATTAATCTTTCCCATCGTTCTCCCCTTTCACGCTCTTGATCCTTGCCTTTAAGGCATCCAGAAACGAATCCTGTGTAACTTCTTTTGCTTCCAGCGCATCCATGACGTTCTCATCATATCCGCCGGCAGTGACTAGATGATGGATCACAACATTCTCTTTTTGTCCCTGTCGGTACAATCTGGCATTTGCCTGTTGATATAACTCCAATGACCAGTTAAGTCCAAACCAGACAATGATGTGCCCACCTGCCTGGAGGTTTAATCCGTATGCTGCACTTGCCGGATGTGCAAGTAGGATATCCATCTGCCCATTGTTCCAGGCTGTGATGCTGTCCGGATTCTTTAATTCCCCGATCCGAAGCTTGCTCTTTTTCAAAGCCTTCTGGATCCGTGCCTTGTCATGCTTAAAGTTATAAAACACTAATATCCCCTTTCCGGCATTTGCATCGATGATCTCTTTTAAGGCTTCGATCTTCTCATCATGCACCTCATGGTATATACCGTCTGCATCATAGACAGCTCCGTTGCAAAGCTGCAAAAGTTTATTGCTTAAAGCCGCCGCACTGGTAACGTCAATGGTCTCTCCATCGATATCCGCGATCATCGTCTTCTCCAGTTCTTCATACTGCTTCTTTGCTTTATCTGGAAGTTTGATATGCCGGACATTGTCGATCCGTTCTGGTAATTCCAGATAGTCCTCTGCTTTCATGGAGATACAGATATCTTTGATCCGTTCATTGATCTCTTCGTCTGCCCATGTCCTCGGATTGTACTCATAGATCACATTTCCGTTTCTTGCTCCTGGTGTGAAGTAATTATCACGGTATCCGGTTAAAGTCTTTCCTAGCCGTTCTCCTTCATCCAGAAGATAGATCTGTGCCCACAGGTCTTCCAATCCGTTCGGAGTCGGTGTTCCTGTAAGCCCTACGATCCGGTGGATGTGACTCCTGACACTTTTTAATTTTCGGAATCGTTTTGCTTTGTTGGACTTAAAGCTCGACAACTCATCGATGATCACCATGTCAAACGGCCAGTCATTTTTGTAATAATCAACCAGCCATGAGACATTATCTCTTGATAACACCCAGATATCGCCGGGTGTATTGATCGCTCTGATCCGCTGTTTGATACTTCCAAGAACCGGGATCACCCGAAGCATCTTTAAGTGATCCCATTTCTGTGATTCCCTTGTCCATGTATCTTCTGCAACTTTCTTCGGTGCGATGACAAGAACTTTCCGGACTGCAAACCGATTAAACCTCAGATCATTGACTGCTGTCAGTGTGATCACTGTCTTTCCAAGACCCATGTCAAGAAACAATCCTAAGACCGGATCCGTGATCATGCGGTTAATGCAGTATCGCTGATAATTGTGTGGTACAAATTTCATATCATGCCTCTCTGTTCTAACTCTGCGATCTTGTCCAAGGCCTTACCTGGATTCCATGCTTCGATCTCCCAGATCACTCGGTCAATATCTTTTTTGTTATCAAGAACGGTTGCATAGCATCCCGTTGCTAAGATCTTACGGATCTGGACTTTCTGAAGTGGTGTTGTTTTTTCTCCTGGTCGTTTCAATTCTACAAATCCAGATTTTCCGCCTTGAAGGATTACAACCCTGTCTGGTACTCCAGCATTGCCCGGAGATACAAACTTATACGCCATACCACCGACCTCTTTTACTTCATCCCTGAACTTGGATTCTATACTGCTTTCTCTCATATCATTCTCCTTTGCTTGTAATCAATGTTACATTGTCCCCCTATATATACGCGTGTATAGGCGTACATGGGGTACTACTATACCATTACCCTTTATATTTTATTTATATAT